GGAGTCATGACCCGAACCTCAGCCCAGGGGTCGGCTTGTCTCTTTTTGGGCGAGGTGAAAACAATGGATCAATCTTCCACGCTGACTGCGGGCAAGTTGCCGGGAAACGCGACGACTGCGGTAACCACCGAGCCGCGGGCGATTGGCGCGCTGCGGCCCCATCCCCGCAACTACCGCCGCCACCCCGAGCGCCAGCTTGAGCTGCTGCGCGAGAGCCTGCGCATTCACGGCCAGCAGAAGCCGGTCGTCATAACTCCTGACGGCACGATCCTCGCCGGGCACGGGCTGGTCGAAGCTGCGGAGGCTGAAGGCTGGAGCGCACTTGCCTGCCACGTCTATGACGGGCCCTACCCCGAAGCATTTCTGGCCATTGATAACCGAGCTTCCGACCTGGCCGAGGACGACGAGGCAGCCTTGGCTGCCTTGCTGCGCGACCTGGATGCAGAGGGCAACCTGGGCGCGGCCGGCTACGCGGATGACGACTTGAGCGAACTGCTCGCCCGCCTCGATGCCGAGGACAAGCGCGGCCGCGAGGAAACCTTCGACGCCGAGCAAGCGATGGCGGACGCCGAGGAAGCGACCGGCCCCACCCGCGTCCAGCCGGGAGAGATCTGGCAGCTCGGCCGGCATCGCCTGCTGTGCGGCGATTGCACGGTCGCGGAAAACTGGGAGCGGCTGATGGAGGGAGCCATCGCCGAGACTGTGGTCACCGACCCGCCCTACGCGGTCAGCTATTGCGGCGGGCGCGCCGCCCAGCAGGAGCGTATCGCCAAGGCGCGGCGCGGGGTGGACAAGCCCAGTGACTCCTACTGGGATGACCTGACTCCCGACGCCTACCGCACCCTGCTGACTTCCAGCCTGTCGCTGGCTCACCAGCACAGCGACGGCAAGGCCCCGCTCTATCTGTGGTTCGCCAGCATTCACCTGCACAATGTCCTGCACTGCATGGGCGAGAGTGGCTGGCAGGAGCGCAACCTCATCGTGTGGGCCAAGAACAACGGCGCAGGCGCCTTGTTCGCTCAGTACAAGCACTGGTACGAGCCCTGCTTCTACGCCCACAAGCAGGGCGAAGCTCCCCGCTGGCACGGCCCCACCAATGAGCGTACCGTGTGGGAGCACGACAAGCCCGCCGCCAATGATCTGCACCCCACCATGAAGCCGCTGCCGCTGATCGAGCGGGCGATCAGCAACAGCACCGAGTTGGGGCACCTGGTGCTCGATCCGTTCCTGGGTTCGGGCACCGCGATCATCGCCGCCGAGCGCACGGGCAGGCGCTGCTATGGCATGGACCTGGATGCCCGCTACTGCGATGTGATCCTAACTCGCTGGGAGTCCTTTGCCGAGCAAGAGGCGGTGAGGCTCGATGGCTGAGCAGAAGAAACATCCCGGCGGCCGTCCGCGCCTGGAGTTCGATCTGCGCCTGGTCGAAGACCTGGGCAAGATCCAGAGCACCCACAGCGAACTCGCGGCCGTGCTGGGATGCCATCTCGATACCGTGAAGGAACGCCTGAAAAACGACCCCGAGTTTTCCGCCGCCTATGAAAAGGGCCTGGAGAACGGAAAATCCAGCCTGCGGCGCATCCAGTGGAAGGCGGCCTTGAGCGGGAACACCACCATGCAGATCTGGCTGGGCAAGCAGTATCTCGGCCAGCGCGACGTGCAAACGACGGAGCTGACCGGGGCCAAGGGCGAGCAGCTCATCCCCGCGCAGATGGTGTTAGGGCTTGACGACAACATGCGCACGCTGCTGCGGGAGCTGCGCGGCAAGCTGCCGCGGACGACGACCGAGACCCTGCCGGCGCTGGCGGCGCTGCCCGCGCCAGCGGCCACACCCCCCTTCGCCGAGGCTTCGGGGGGCGAGATCATCGAGGAGCAGGACAAACCATGAGTGCGGTCACTCCTGCGCCAAGCTCGCTTCGCCGAGGCTACGCAGGCCAGGGGCTGCGGGGGGCAAGCGCCGCGACCGGACGCGTCCCCCTTAGCCTTAGCGAAGGGGGATGCGAACAGGACCTGCTGCGGCAAGCCAGCCTGGACCCGGCGGCCTTCGCCTGGCTGGCGAGCGGGGGCCAGTGGCAGGTCGCTGCGCACCTCGACCTGCTGGCCGAGCGGCTGTTGGACGTGGCCCAGGGCAAGCTCAGGCGGCTGCTGATCCAGATGCCGCCGCGCCACGGCAAGAGCGAGTTCGCCAGCGCCCATTTCCCGGCCTGGTACCTGGGGACATTCCCGGAGCGGCGCGTCATCCTGGCCAGCTACGAGCACGACTTCGCCGCCTCCTGGGGGGCGAAAGCGCGGGATCGGTTCGCCGAGTGGGGACCGCCGCTGTGGCGGCTGTGGGTGCGCCGGGACAAGCAGGCGGCGGATGACTGGCAGATCGCCGGGCACGCGGGCGGGATGGTGTGCGCGGGGGTGGGCGGCCCGATCACGGGACGGGGAGCGGACCTGCTGATTATCGACGACCCGGTCAAGAGCGCCGAGGAGGCCGATTCCGAGACCTACCGCAACCGCGCCTGGGACTGGTATCGGGCCACGGCCTACACCCGGCTGGAGCCCGGCGGGGCCATCCTGCTCATCCAGACCCGGTGGCATGAAGATGACCTGGCGGGGCGCGTGCTGGCGGAGGCGGCGAAGACGGGGGAGCGCTGGGAGGTCATCAAGCTGCCGGCGCTGGCTGAAGACGGCGACGTGCTGGGCAGAGCCGAGGGCGAGCCGCTGTGGCCGGAGCGCTATCCCCTGCGGGCCTTGCAGGAGATTCGGGAGAGCATCGGCCCCTACTGGTGGTCTGCCTTGTACCAGCAGCGGCCGGCACCGCCGGAAGGTGCGTTGTTCCGGTCTAGTTGGTGGCGGTACTATGAAGTGGCACCTGCGTTGGATGAGCAGTTAATCTCGGTGGACGCGGCTTTCAAGGCGACCGATGACAGCGATTACGTCGTGATGCAGGTTTGGGGTCGGCGTGGCGCTGAGTTCTACCTCCTCGACCAGGTGCGCGAACGCATGGACTTCGTTGCTACCTGCCAGGCGCTGATTAACCTAAGCGCTAAGTGGCCGCAGGCAACGGTGAAGCTCATCGAGGACAGCGCCAATGGTCCTGCGGTGGTTTCGGCGCTGCACTCGAAGATTCATGGGATCGTGCCTGTCAAGTCGAAGATTTCGGGCGGTATCAGCGATGGCAGCAAGGTAGGCCGCGCGCAGGCGATTCTGGGTCTTGTTGAGGCTGGGAATGTGTACCTGCCGCAGGCGGACAAGGCACCCTGGGTAGCCGAGTTCACCGCTGAGTGCCAGAGTTTCCCGCGTGGCGTGCATGACGATCAGGTGGACGCCATGACGCAGGCACTACTGCGGTGGCTGTGGGCAAAACCCGCCGTGCCTGACGCTGTCGACGTCGCCGAGGAGCGCGTTCGCGAGCGGGAACTTGCCGAGTTACTGCGCAAGCATGACAAAGCCTGGGCGCGGTTCAAGCCAAAGCCCGTCGTGCGCGCCGGGACGGGATGGTAGCAGGCGCATACCCGCGCTGGCGCCTTGGCTTCCTTGGCTGCGCACTGACCCCATGACCGGCCTCATGAGTCCAGTCGGATGTTCGCCGGTCGCCGCCTGCGGCCAGAGCGTGTGGTCGTAGGCGCTGGCACGCCGTACCCACGGCCTTGACTTCCTTCCGCCTTCGAGCGAGGTATGTGTCGGTCGGCTTGTCCCCCATAGCCCTGGGCCTGCGTAGCCTTGGCGAAGCAAGCTTGGCGACGGGGGGCGTTGCTGCCGGCACACTGACTCACCGGAGGAAGACGAGAATGGCAAAGCAGACGAAGAAGCAGGCGGTGGAGCGGCGCACCCAGCAGCGGCCTGTCCCGAGCGAAGCCGAGCGGCTGGCGGCGCGCAAGGAGGCGGCCAAGAAGAGTGCTGAGACCCGGCGGCGCAACCGGGAGGTGCAGCTACCAGAGGTGGCCACCAAGCACGCCGCATTGAAGAAGCACGAGGCCAAGCTGGTGGCCGAGACGCGGAAGATGCTGGAGGCCGAGGCGGCGGCGGAAGCTGACGCGCAGGCGGAGCAGCCGAAACCCGCGCCCACGGCGCCCCAGGCGGCGAAAGGCGAGAAGCCGCAGCCCCAGGGCGCCAAGCCCCAAACGAAGCGCCCTGAACGCAACGTAGCACAAGACAGGCCGGCTGCTGATGCTACTCTGCGAAGTAGCGACGCTTCTTCGCTACGAAGCACGAGCCGCGGCGCGATGGCAACTGTGGCATTGCGCGGAGAGCAGGCTGAGCGCCTGCGCGCGCTGGCCGCCAAGCACGAGCTGACCCTGGCCAAGCTGCTGGTGCGGATGATGGAGGCCTTCGAGACCGCGACCGGCGGCGCGTAGCAGTCAAAGTGAGGCGCTGGATGGAACCGCGGCGGCGTTGACCGCGGCGATGATGAGACCGTGCACCAGGTGGCGCGTCCTGCCGTCTGGTGCACGGTTCGTTGTGGTAGCTCATCCCGTGGCGCGCCGTGGGCGCAAGGTGCGCATGGACTAGCTTTCAGCTGGACGCCAAGTCCTTGGATTGGCGGCGTTGCAGGAGCCGCACACACGCAGCCCGGAAGGTTACGCTTGGCCCACGGAGAATGATGCTGTCGGTTGTGCGGTGGGGCCGGTTTAGCGCCGCATCACGGCGCTGCGATCCGCCAAACGGGAGGCTCCCATGTCAATCCGCGACCTGGCCACCAAGACGACACCCCAAGGGGTCGTCACCGCCGTGTGGTACGACGAGGCGGAGAAGAACTTCGTCGTCCAGCACGAGTTCGTCCACCTCAGCTTCTACGAGCCAGACTTCGTTGCGTTCGTCGAAACGTTAGTCGAGGCCAGGAACAAGTTCGAGCACGGAGGCTGATAGTGGGCAAAGGCTTCAATCTGGTCAGCAGCCTCTACAAGAT